CCCCCCCCCTTATCCCTTATGTACGCTCAAAAATACTTTGATAACCATTAAAAACTAGATGTATATCTAGAGTAGTTAGATGCCTATTTAGCATTTAACCACTAAACAGAGATTATAAATCCCAATTCCCAGAATTTTTATCTCGATAGTGCCATCGAAAGATCGTTTAGACACTTTTATTTTAATCGAGGAATTCTTGACGCGCCCTTAAGTGATAAATATTATATATTAGATACAAGGTAATAGTATGATAACTTCTAATCTGATATAGAAGACTATACCTGCCTATACAGGATAGCACATTTTTTGACAGGAGAACACTTTGAAACGAAACCTACTTTTGACTGGTTTTAGTCTGTGTTGAAAGACCACTTGGTAATATCCTTCTCGTAGAGTCCAGGTATCAATATATTTTTATTTGCAAATGCACACTTATTCACTGACCTACCGAAAGTTTTTGTGTTAACACAGAACCGACATGCTTATCTAGTCACTAGTGACTCCGATGTTGCTGATCGTTTTTCTAAATTGACTCTGAGTGATGAAATCATATAGAGAGTAAACGAACAAAGCAGGAATGACTTTGAAGGATAGATAATCGGTAGCATAAACGATTCTATAAGTCACGAAGATGTTTATACATACATGAAGCATGAAACAGATAATTTCAACGATAGATTAGTATTAGATCATCAATTACATCGAACAAAAAATGGATTGTATTATCTAAGATAAAAAGATCCCAAATACTTATTTGAGATAGGATCAAACAGGCAGTCTATAAAGATATCAAATTCACCAGACGGTGCTTGTGGTTATTATAGCATATTCAAGATGATAAAACCTAGTACCATAGAATAATGGACATAGCTGTTATACGTATTCATAGACGTATTATAGGTTTGTGGCGTAAATACCAGACCGCTTAGAAATAATATAACCGAATGTTGGAAAAAATAAGATCCTATAATGCCTTTCGGTTCTTATTTATGTTAAATATATAACCAATACGTCACATTAGGAGTTGGACACTGGTTGATGATTACCGAAGATCAAATGAATCAATTTTATATCAATTTCCACGATGATCTCCATGTAAATTCTTAAGGATGGGTGATAGGTCCTAATTCAAATCTGACATAGTCAAATCTTTCAAAATCTTCTGGTTTACTGAAGATACATATGGATGGTTATGCGCATTTAGTATCATTCTCTAGTTCTCATTCGATGGCCAGAAAAGAAGATAAAACTTTGGACATAGAATCTGTCATAGTCCAAGTAATGAACTGGTAAGGAAATGAAGACTCAAATGACGCTATTAAAGCATTAAAACCAAAGTTGAATAAAATGGCGTCAATTAGATAGAAATCTTGTAAAAGATAGAAAGCTGCTCAAAAACAGTCTAAAGGAGCTAAAATAGCTTAGAAACAATTTAAAAACGTCAAAGATTAACCAATTTAGACAGAAGAATCTCAATATAAAACTAGTGATAATTAGTAGAAAACGAATAAGACCAGAGTTAACGCAGAACGTAGGTTGAAAGACAAAGTAGTGAAGCAATTATTGAAGGATGAAACAAAGAATTTACCTGATGCTCATGATAGTGACGGATTAGTTTTAAAATAGTTGTATGACCATAAATACAGAGATGAGGAATTAACCATAGTTTAGATACAGTCTAATTATTAAAGGGATGTTTTACATTCATTCTATAAATCCAGATCTACTAGATATGAGATGAGGGAAAATGCCATAGTACCCATATATAAGCTCAAAGTGAATTACAACGGAACAGAGATTGTATCAGTTATGTTTAATAACTTTCGCGAATATCTGAGACATCAACTTTTAAGAAAAAATTGGTTACTCAAGATGTGTTTGTAGAGAATATATAAGACATTTATCATAAGTTGCTTGACCTTTACCATTACTTATCATCTCACCGGAACGGTCACTTGTCAAAAATATTTGAGTAAATACATGCCTCGCTATTTTCCATAATAATATTCACCTATTTATAATGTATAATAAAACGAGGATATCTTAGAGCTGAAAAATGACATGACCGGCACCATATAGACTAGATTGGACCGGACAAACATCGTGCATAAGTTATTCAACTTATAACCGTATAGAAACAATACTATTTTAAAAGTCTAGTTGACGAATTTTTACCCTAGATTGATTTCGGCTTAGATAAGTCCTAATATGTACAGTTAAATAATGGATTTATTATCATATAAAAAAATGTGTTTTGATACCATATCAGAAAAAACGGACTAGAGATCATTTACACTAAGATTTATAAAAGGATAGCTAAACATCACCGTAAATTAGAAAGGCCCTATACCACCTTGTGGGATATCATTCTTGAGATAGTTTCCCCTATACTAGACTAGTTTAAAAGTTAGTAAAGAATTTACTAATTCACATGGTGGTCATCCATTTGGTAGATATGTTAACGATATAATGCACTCCCATAACTTGAAATTGCTATACAAACAAGCTTATTTGATGAGAGATTAACAGTTAGAGATAAACATAGTAATCCCTGGTAGTAAATTCATATCTTAAATGGCTATATTCGACCAAATGTTTAGATTTGATTTATCTAGACATTTTTTGTCTAAGTAATAGGTAAATGATGAATTGACCAGAGTCTAAGATTTCTATTTGAAACATGTTGTCAGGAGAGTAAGTGGTCATATACAGATAGCAGGATTTAATGCAAAAACTTTTTACAAAGATGCATTAGACTTATTTAATCTTTTCAACTTTATTACTTTAAGATGGATATTAGTTTTTTGTATTTCTCAGGTCGATAAGATGTTAGACAGTATTTAAATTGATAAATAACAATTCATAGATTTGATAGCGTACCAAGTCAATGTGTATTTAACAAATTAAAAGTTTCTGTAAATTGCAAGATAAGAAGTGAGCGATTTAGAATACAAATCCCTGAAACGCGATTTAGTGAAATTTTGGAACAAAGACTAAATGGTCAAAGAGTTTATAGATTTTGTCGAGAAAAAGCTATATAATCTCAAAGAATTAGATGCTATAAATAGAGATGTAAGCGATGTTCGTTAAAACTTTTCATATGACATTAATGATCCTAAAATATGCTTTCGTGGGTTAGAACTTACTCATGATCCAGTAGACACATTTTACGTTATATAGGATTCCTTAAATATATACTACACTCAACCCTTAACAATAAATGTG